AGTTATATGGTAAAGATAACTGTAAAGTGTTAGATACATCAAGTGGATTTGGTGGCAGACTGTTAGGTTTCTTTACAGCTAAAAACACATCTGAGTACGTAGGTATAGACCCAAATACAGCAGATAGTTGCAATAAGTTTATTGAGTTTATGCAGATGCGTTTTGGGTTAAATAAGAAAGCATATGTTAATAAAATAGGCTCAGAGGATTTCACAATAGAGAATTATCCTCAATATGAGAATTATTTTGACATAAGTTTTACATCTCCGCCGTACTTTGACACAGAGAAATATTCTGATTCCGATACTCAGTCATATAAGAAATTTAACACATATGATTTATGGGTAGATGGATTTTATCGGAATACAATTTATAATAGTTGTAATGCATTAAAGTTGGACGGAACATTTGCTATCAATATCTTTGAGAAAGTTGATAACATTAAAGAGTATACAGAAGAGTTTCTTAATGATTGTGGATTTTATATCGTTAAAGAGGATAAGTACTTGTTGCGTGTTATGAGTGGTACTCAAAAAGGTGATGAAGGTGAGTTTTATACGAGAAAAAAAGACTCATACAATTATGAGCCAATATGGGTAGCAAAACATTACACAGAGTTACTTAAAGATGGATTAATTACACGAGAAAAAGCAGAGGAGTGTTATAATCGTGTAAAATTTGGTAATAAAAAGATTAGTATTTAATCGTAAGAGGTACAAAAGATGAGTGAAGAAATGTTATTAGACGAAGTTAATGAATTTGAAAGTGTGTTAGGGTTAGATGACAATACCGATAGTGGTGTGGAGGATTCATTTGTTGATGAGTTTTCTAGTGAGGTACATATTTCCATTCCTACTAAAGAGATTAATACAATTCTAAATATCTCTAATATATTAAAATCTAGTGGTGAGAACTCTTATGAGGGTAAATTAATTACATTTAGGGTAGAAGAGGGAAATGTTAGATTTATGCTTTCTGATAACAAACGTAGTATTTCTAAGTTTGTTAAACCATTAAATAGTGAAAATCTTATTACTGATTTTATTTGTTTATCTTCTGGTTCATTAGCACGAATTGTTAAGTTATGTGGTAGTGTGTTTACAGTTGTTGAGCGTAGCGTAGAAACTGATGGTGGTGTAAATAAAGAATATACTATTGCAGTTCATGGTGGTGAGGTACGTGTAGATAACTATAATTCAGATGAATCTAGATTTAATCATACATATGATGATTCTTATAGTAACACTTCTAATCGAGAAAATTTAATTTCTTATATTAAGAGATTGTTTAATTATTCTCAAACAGCTGGTGGTAGAAGTCGTTTCTTGTCATTTAAAGATAATACAATTACAGTAGAGTCTTATAATAATATGGCAAAACTGACATGTGAGGATAATTTTGGTAGTGGCTTTAGATTACATTTAGCAGATTGTAAGTTATTAGCACTATTATCTAACTCTGATAGTGGGGATAATATTTCATTTAATGGTAAAGGTGATTTGTATTGTGGTGATACATTTGTATTTAAAACTGAGGCTTTTACATTAGAGGATAATTCTATTCAACAATCTGTGTATGGACGTATGGTAGTTGATAATAAATGTGATGTTTCTTTAGACCATTTACGTAAAATCATTGATTTAGCATGTAACTTGCCAGAGACTACAGGTGATATTAACATTACATTTGGTGATTGTGTGTCTATTGAGATTGTTTCACGTAGGGGCAATTCTACAATTAAGTTGGATGCAGTTGATGTTATTGGTATTTTTGATATTGGCTCTATCTCATTGAGTGCTAATGCAGTTAAACAGGTATTGAGTACGTTTAGTGGTTTTGATATTGCTACATTACGATTAAGTCTTGATGGTATTGCTCTAGATAATGAGATGGTTAGTATCTTTGTGTTGAAGAAAGCTTTTTAGCATATGTTAATGACAAATAATTATAGTGATGCTTTTGAGGATTTTGCTATAAAAAATGGTCGAGATATTTTTACTATGTATAATGATATCAATACAACAGATGATGAAAGAGAAGAGTTAATTCAGTGGCTATTTAACTTAATCCGTTCTAGAGATAATGCAGTTCCTTTACATACATGGAGTGATGATATATTTAATAAGATAGTGTCTGGCTTGTGTGATATTGATACATATACGATATATCAAGATGGTTCATTTAATCTTAACAACATGGGTGCTAATATATTGACACAGTTCTTTCCTGAAATTTTAGATGTTGTGAAGAGTGGCAAAGCAAGTCCTAGAGATTTCTTTAAAGATGATAAAAGACTTCTAGGGTATTGTAGAACTGTTCTAAAGTATTGTACTAGTCCTTTAGAGATGTTTAAGATGATGTCCTTTAGGGGTTCTAGTCGGTGTTATAATTTCAGACCAGCAACAGCTAAAACAATTTATGAGTTATATGGTAAAGATAACTGTAAAGTGTTAGATACATCAAGTGGATTTGGTGGCAGACTGTTAGGTTTCTTTACAGCTAAAAACACATCTG